GGGGATCTCAGCTTGCTCACGCTCAGGAGGTGACAAAGCTTTGAGTGTAAACGCCGTAGCTCCCTCTTTGATGGTGAAGTGTGTAATGTCACCGGTCTCTAAGTACGCTGAGCGCTGATCAGGTGAACACTCAACAGCAGGGTCACATGTGACCACCACTTCGATAGTCTGCTCTGATGATGTGAGAAATGATAGCGCCATACTAGATCCCTAATCCTAATCTGAATGGAGAGTTGGTGGCATTGGAGCCGCTCACATCACCGCTGAATCTTGATTGATTGTAGGTGAGTTGTTGCCTGACAATATCATTACCACTCACATCAAATGCGCTTGGATCCACGGCCAGCTGTGCAGCTGGTAACATGATGGCACAGCCTAGACCATCACCTACAGGGCCAGTTCCGATGATTACCTGTCTCAAGGTTCGATTGAAGAAGTCATCATTGATCAGCGTGCTAGGTGTGCTGAGAGTCATGGTGAGCTCCACAACTACATCAGTGATCTCCATATCACTCATAGCTAGGACACTATCACTGTGACCTTTAGGTGTGAGCGTGTTGGTTACTGTTAGGCTAAAGTCCTCACAGTCCACACTGGTCCTAGCAAGCATGTTGCCAGTGGACACAGCAGAGAGTGACGTTGGTGCAGTGCTCGACAACACAGCATAGGCACCTCTGAAGAAAGGTGGTGAGCCGCTGTTATATGTGGGCTCGATAGGGCCGCTGGCGTTACCATGATCATCTTCAATGTGAGCACACTGATAGGTAAACTCACCCATGAGACGCCCATTGTCTAATGTGATACTCAGAGACTCGAGCACACAGCCAAAGCAGAATGTCCTGAAGTTCACGCCATCGATACGGAAGCTCAAGCTGTTCTCTCTTGTGCCTGTCGCGTTCTGCCCTGGTACATACCAAGTCTGAAGATGACGCACAGTCTTTGACCCTGTAAAGGCTGCGCTGAATGCTGGTGAGAAGTTAACATTACCCGCATTAGTATCGTCAGTGATAGCGCTATATTCAGCTCGACCATTTAACTCAGTGCCAATGATTGTACCCACATCATCATTATTGGGGCCAGATGATGGGGTGTATGAGTTAAGGTCCACAGCGGTCACATTGTCACTTGATACACTTGGAATACGAGTCTTGAAACCAGCGCCCAAGAGAAGACCCAGATAGTTCGCTGAGTAATCAGCTGAGGCTGTGCCAATGGTGGTGAGGTCAACCCTGCACACTACTTGACCAGTCCTGTGACGAACCCTAGACCCTGAACTGAAGACTGTGTCTGGCTCAGGAGGTATCAAGAAGTTCCCATCACGCGCATCATTTCTCTCACTGAAGACCGGCTCACCAGGGATAATGATGGGGTCACGCTCGCAAGGGATAGACGTATAAGACCCACTCTTATCTGGTAAGCCTGTTGAAGATACCAGAGAACCAAAAGAGCTCTCTGATAATACGCCTAGTGTTCTGTGTGTGACTGTCATTTAAGCCTCCAAATATAACAGGGTGAAAGGTACGCTCAGCATAAATGCAACGTCACCAAGATCAACAGGAGCGAAGATGGCCGCCTGTGGAATTACTGAGATTATGCCCGTAGTAGATAGATCATAGTTAGGGCCTTTGAGCTTTTCTAAGATGCGCTCGCCATCCTCAGCCGCTAAGCGTTGGAGATAGAGCAGGTCAGACGCTGAGATATCATAGCGGACCTCACACGCAACCTCAACGCGTCGCCGCCCACTAAGACCAGCCGCGCCATCATCCTCGGGGAATGTGGTGAGCACTAGTTCAAAAAGACGGTTATTGTTGAAGCGCTGTGACTGTGGTGTGACGTGACCGTTTGCTCTGTCATAGCACACAAAACCATGATGTATATCAGTCTTAGGGGTGATGCTCATAATCTGAGTCTCTAGATGTGAGAGAGCTGCATAAATGCCTTGGCTCATGTCATCAACTTCTTTCTGATCTCGATCTCTACAGCCTCAACTAAGATATCTACATCTTTGGGGCTAAGCCCTAAGAACTCTCTAGAGCTATTCACAATGTAACCATATTGAGCATGATCTGTGAGCCCGATTGTAAAGGCTGTGGCTGTGGCCTCTTTGATCACTAGATTATCTATCATGTTACCTGAGAGAACAAGATCAACCTCAGCGCTATCACCAGCGCCACCACGCCGCCGAGAGTCCTCTTTATACTGACGATATCCACCTTGATAGAATATGCTCTTACCTGTTCTAGACTTGCGCCCTCCTTTGGGCTTTAGACGCGCGCCCTTGAAAGCAACATAGAGAGGTGTTGTTGAGTATTTTTTAAAAGGTCTACCGTTGGCGTCAATACCTCTGCTTGTCCTCAGCTTGATAGATGCAAGCGTGTTCATCGCTAAGCGCTGAGTGTCTCGAGCGCTCCACAATGATCTAGGCACTTTGATATTGACCTTGGTTGGCATTAGTGCCTCATCCCTCGAGCGATCTTAAAGAAGTCATCATTCTCACTCTTAGTGTACCCTGTGTATGATGCTCTAAAGTCGGTCTTACTTCCTCCGCTCCTTCTCAGGTCTTCCTCTCCTGAGTCAACCACACCATCACCGTCAAGATCTAACGTCACAGACCTGAGAGCCAGATTCATGAGCTCTTGATATCGAGCGCGCATCGCATCAGCCGCGTCAAACTGCATATTCATTTCATAGACGTGAGCAGCTGCACAGTAGGCATGAGCGCGCTTGAAGCTCTGCTGATTGAACACCTCATCTTCTGTGATGCCGTCAGCTATGACGTGATCACGGATAGCTAAGATGAGCTCATCTAGACTAGCCTGTATCTGTGGTGAGAAGTCAGACTGTCTGCGTGGGATCATGTCTGCAAGGTTAGCCATCTGACCTACTAACTTATCATGATCTAGGCCGGTGGTGAAGGGTCGAGGAGTGACTTTTAAAAGACCAGTCTCAACCTTCTTACCACCAACTAAGTCATCATAGGCGATAATGTAGGGGAAGACTCCAGAGGTGCCAAGATTAGCAGACCCCACATCAACATAGCTCATGCTAAAGTTGAGTGTAGCCGCTGAACTCAGATCTATCTCACGCGGCAAGGGCTCAGCAAGTAGCGCTGTACCTGTGACAAGTCGAGCAATCTTTACCTGATAGTATGTGTCTGCCGTGGTCTTGAGAAACGCTCTAACCTCATCACGCTCCAAGCTAGCACCTACAGCGCCGCTGGTGGTGAGTGTGCGTCTATCGCTCGCTATGGCTGTGATGGTTACGTTGGCGCGTGACTGCACAAACAAACCACTGAAGTCACCACCGGGAAACTTGATAGTGAGCGTGGGTGTAGTGCCTTCTGCGTAAGGCTCAGCAGGATCCCAAACAAAGTGATAGCCCTGACTCTTTACCGCTTTTCTCATCTCTGTCTGCCTCCTCTGTTGGCCTTGCTTATGTCTGCACCCTTGGCGCGCTCAAGGTCAGCCGCTTGAATAAATGACTCAGTCACAGGACTCCATGAGTGGCGGCAGTTATACCCACCGCACGAAGTCTTGACGCTGAGCCCTTGGCCGTTCCTAAGTTTTCTCATTTGCTGGTCATCAACCACAAGATCAATGAGCGCCTTACAGAACGGCCTAGTCAGACCATCACGCGGCCCTGTGTACAGATAGTGATCAAGCCCAGCCTGATCAGCAGCTGCCGCTGTGATAGATCGCCCATATTGACTAATTCTAGTTTTAACCTCTGTCAGCTGTCTACCCTCTGAGCTCTCTAGTCTCTGCACTAAGTCAGACTTGACGAGATCAAGAGGAACCTCAGTCGATAACGCTAGGAGCGCATCTCTAGTTGCTCGTTTAAAATCTGGGATGATTACGTCTTCAAATACAGCGCTGGCTGACTGCGCTTGAATCAGGTCGAGCTGAGGAAGTGATTGAGGGTCATATTCTAAACCTATGGCCTCAAGCGATTTCTCAGCAGCCGCTCTAATTTTGTCGCTTGCCTCGATAAAGTCATCGATAGCCAGCCCTAGACCACCTCTTAAGATAAGGTCTAAGAGCTGATCATCATCAAAGCTTAGTAACAGTTCAGGCTCAGTGGATGCGCTCGCCATCTCGATGATAGACACGAGGTCTTTTCTTGCTCGAGCTAGTGAGCGCTTGAATCCACGCTCAGCCTGTACCTCAGCTTGTAGCTGGTCACGTCTGGATCTGATGAGCTCCGCCATAGGGCCCTGCTGACCTTTCACCTGTCTAGTGAGATCATCAATAGCCTCTTGGTCTGCATCAACCTCACTGAGCTGATGGTGTGCGCTCATCAAGTCCATAGGTCACTAGTTGATGCAGTCAGTAATGACAAAGCCCAGAGATGCATCGATCAGCTTAAAGTCATGCACCTCTTCTGCGTATACATAGCGACGTGTTGAGTCTAGGCTGTCATACTGACCGGCCTGCATACCGCCGAACTCAAGATTGAGCGCTGCCGTGGGCATCCCTTTGACGTTGCCGCTCTTTTGCACGATTGCATCAGACCCGCGCAAGATACCCATAAAGATCTTCTTGCCATTCCAAATTGCTGACTCGCTTGACGTCGCGCCAGGTACAGCAGTGTCTTGAAGAGCTCGACCAACATAAATGTTGGGGATTCCGAGGACATCACGCAGCACAGACAAAACAGCCTCATCTGAGAGAATGCGGTTGCCTGATGCGATGCCAGCTGCTGAGGATCCCACATAGCCGCGTACTTCTGGGTTACGTGCGAGTGCTCGAAAAGACTTGCGCCCTATGATCATCGTGTCTGGATTGATGCCATGAGCATTTTCAAAGACAGTGCTCTTAATCGTGTCGAGCTTTGTAAGTGGCTCAGAACCGGCTACGTCGAATCGATCAGCATTTGCGAGTTGCTGTGTGAAGTTCGCAAAATTGGTGACCTCATCAAAAAGCACGTCTGCTGCTCGCTTCTCTTTAGCCAGCTTCATCACGCGGCTGACCTTCTTAGCTATGCGTGCCTCTTCGCTTCCTGGATACTGAGAGTCAATGATGTCCTCCATAGCGATAGAGTCAGAGGCCGCGTAGATCTTAGCCTTGAAGGTCTGGCTTGAGCGATCGAATCCGCCAATGGTAGCGCGTGACGCACCAGGAGCGCGCTCAAGGTCAAGACCAGCACCAGCGCCCATGAAGTTACGAGACTCCTCGAGGAGGATAGTCCCTGAGCGCTCAGGAACTTTGATGGTCTCGAAGATCTCATTTGCGATGAGCTGACTGTCACTAGGCACAGCCTCAACGACGAGGCTGGTTAAGATCTGGTCTACTGGGTGTAGATTACTGTATGAACTTGCCATGAGTTATCTCCTTAAGGCTCTACGATGATGGGACCGTTGAACATCACGAGGATCTGGTCACCAGCAGCGGCTGTGGTCTGATTAATGTTGGGGATCATGCGACACACAGCGAAATCACCAGATGCCACGGCTTCAACACGACCCGCTGTCTTACCTGGGCTTGTCACAGACTTAAGTCTTGGTTCAGTAGATGCTGTGATACTATCGCCAGCGATAGCGCGGCTGATGCCATAGGTGACAACCTCAACAGGCTCACCCGCTGCAACAGTGCGCTGTGCAATGCCTACACAGGTCTTGTCTGTGCCCACAGCTGTTGGCTTTACTTTTCCGTTGGTGTGCAAAGACACCAGAGAAAACTCAGTAATCGCCTCATGTGCGATAAACGATTTTATATTATCAGTAGTTGCCATGATTAACCTCCGAAGGCTTTGAGATAATAGTCTGGATTGTCAGCGCGGAACGTGGCCAGCGCTTCACTGTAAGAGATGCTCTTCTCTGCTGAGAGCTTACGCACCTCTTGATCAAGTGTGGCCTTGCTGATCTCAGCACCACTAGCGCCATGACCGATCTCAGCCAAAGGTACAGATGCGCCTTGCTCGCGAGCGCTGAACATCTGCCAAAACTCAGGTTGCATCTCTCGAAGTTCCCAAGCCTTGCGCGCAACATCATTCTCTGATGGGCTGATTTTGCCTTCACGCAGAAGCACATCAACAGCGCGGTCACACTCAGCAGAGTCACGCTCTGACCTGAGCTTCTTAATCTCGTTATCTTGAGCGCTGAGTTTTTCGTTAAGCGCTTGAATCTCTGAGAGCATGACAGGTGAGAGGTCTGATTCACTCATCCTCTTGTTCTTGTCGTAGTGCTCTTTCTTCTCATCATGCTCAGGAGTGTGCGCGAGTTTCTCACTGTCATCCTTAGCGGTCATTGATTTGGCTTTATCATCGTCATCTGACTCAGCCTTGAGAGAGGCTTCTGAATCTGCCTTCATCTCCTTGATTTGTCGCTCAAGCTCACGGACCATCTCGTCCTTAGCTTTTAGCATCTGCTTGAGCTCCTCAGTCGATAGACTATCCATGTGATTCATGGGTTCTGTCTCCTCTGTTAGTGTGACTCGATCAATCTGGTCATGGGACTGTGCTGGTCGAGGGGTTAGGGTAATTGCTAACAGCTGAGCGTCTCCGACTTTGGAGCCGCCCAACCTGTCATAGACTTCTCCAGCCAAGAACTCTGGTGAGCTCCACAAGACACCACCGGCAGACGTGACCACATCAAGGCCGCGCTCGTTATATGCTGGGGTTGCGTAGAGACCATCATCTCTCAGCTCGAGGTCTATGATTAATCCAAGCGCGTTGCCGCTTTCCGGTGGCGCTGGTGTACCTCCCTGATAAGGTGAGGTTGCATGTTGCCAGTCTATGATGACGGGGTCTGCTTCTTTTCGAGCGTTGAACACCCTGACCATCTCACTGAGCATTTCAATATCGATCTCTTTACCTATAGCCTCACCACTCATACGAGAGCTGACTTGACCAAGTCCAAGAGTTTTAAATGGGCGGCCTATGGTTAGGCCCTCTGGTATCTCAAAGCTAGGTGCTTCTGTGAGCTGTATAGCCTCACCATACGCTCTCAGAGACTGCGCTTTATTGTCTGCTGCATCCATCTGCTTCACTGTCTTTCTAGACCAAGAGAATCCTGCATCGCCGCCCCAACCATGCCATGCTTGCCAGCCTTTCCCTTGCTCATCCCACGTGGATCCTTGCTTATCTACCTCATGACGTATTAAGAAGGCGAGCATACGCCGCACTGTATCAGGAGAGAGTGTCTTACCTGCTTTTAGGTCGCGAGCTCGAGCGATGCCCACCGGAGTCATCCCGCGCTGGCTCTCTGGTTTTGTCGCTCTGACCTCAAGCGCCCTAGCAGCTGCATCACGCACGCCTTGAGGTGGGGTGAAGTCGATGTGATCATATTTCTTGGGAGTGTTGAGTTGCTCTGTCTTCTTCTCTCTCTTCTGAGGATGACCAGTGGGCAATAGATCAAGGTCTGTGGTGTAAGCCTTCTTACGCTGACCTGTTGCCACAAGCTTTAGGAATGTACGCACGCGAGCAAGCGCCCACTGTGTTCTTGTCATCCCCGGTCTATGGCTAACACTGAATGCACCAGCGCCGCGACGAAACACAGCTTTAAGTGTGCCAAGGTCTACACGTCTGCTCTTCTTTGTGAAACGCGCATTATGCTTGTCTCTCATATTCTCTAGAGCTGTGACAGCCTTCTGAGAGATCTCGATCCCACCCCTGGAGCCGCTGGCTGATCCTGCTGGATTCTTAGCGCTCCCCTTCACTCTGTCCTTCTTTGGCGCTGGCGTCTGTGCCTGTGTGCGCTTCTTGATCTTCTTAACCATTCTCACGTCTCCTCTTGATGAGTTGCTCTGTGAGTGTAGCGACAGCACCACCACCACCAATGCTCGAGACTCTGGAGATGGATGAGCGCTGGGCATC